GGATCAGATGTTGTTTTATTTACCATTGGCTGGTTCTACATTTAAGAAGACTTATTTTGATGAGACTTTGGACCGTGCGGTTAGTAAGTTTGTCCCTGCGGAAAACTTGGTTGTACCGTATGAAACGTCTGATTTAGAGACATGTCCGAATATTACGCAGGTTGTTCGCATGTCGTTGAACGACTTACGCAAGCGTCAGATTAGTGGTTTTTATCTCGATATTGACGTTATTCCTGCTCAAAAAGAATTAAACGAGGTTGAGAGCGAACTGGACGGCATTACGGGCATGGAGCCGAACCAGATAGATTATGACTGTACGATTTTGGAATGTCATGTTGATTTGGACTTGGAAGGTTATGAAGACGTTGATGACGATGGAGAGCCTACTGGCATTAAGATACCGTATGTAGTGACGTTATCTTTGGACAATGGTCAGGTATTATCGATCCGTCGTAATTACTTAGAGGATGACGAACAGAGGAAGAAGATCCAGTATTTCACGCACTATAAGTTCTTACCGGGCTTTGGTTTTTATGGATTGGGTTTGATTCACACGATTGGCGGTTTATCCCGAACCGCCACGGCGGCGCTGCGACAGTTGATCGACGCTGGTACGTTGTCCAACCTCCCAGCGGGTTTCAAGGCCCGCGGACTACGGATCAGAGATGACGACGATCCATTGCAGCCGGGTGAGTTTCGCGACGTTGACGCACCCGGTGGGGCTATTAGGGACAGCCTCATGCCGCTACCTTTTAAGGGGCCCGACCAGACCTTGTTTAATTTGTTAGGTTTTGTGGTTCAGGCGGGTCAGCGGTTCGCGACCATTACGGATTTAAAGGTTGGTGATGGCAATCAGTCCGCGGCTGTCGGCACAACAATAGCGATGATGGAACAAGGCTCACGGGTCATGAGCGCTGTTCATAAGAGATTGCACTACGCAATGCGTCAGGAATTCAAGATTTTGGCGCGGGTCATGTCGGAAAGCTTGCCGCAGCAATATCCTTACTCTGTAGCGGGCGGAGACGAAACAATAATGCGCGAGGACTTTGATGATCGGGTCGATGTTGTACCGGTTAGCAATCCGAACGTATTTAGTCAGTCTCAGCGCATTGTTTTGGCGCAAACCAAGCTACAATTGGCGACACAGGCACCAGAACTGCATAATATGGGCGAAGTATTTAGGGATATGTACGAGGCGATGGGCGTCACGGACGTTGATCGCATACTTAAATCGGCCCCGACTGAGGAACCACAGCCCACGGACCCTGCCTCAGAAAACATTGCGGCGATGGATATGTTACCGTTAACGGCTTTTGAGGGTCAGAATCATCAGGCTCACATCATGTCCCACTTGGTTTTTGGGTCTACGCCGTTGGTTGCACAGGTTCCAAAGATTGCTATGGATTTACAAAAGCACATTATGGAGCATGTAAAGTTGGCCGCGCAGGAGCAGGCCATGGTTCAGATGTCCCAACAAGGGCAGGGTATGGACGAGGCTCAGATGCAATTGCAGATGGAGCAGTTGGTTGCTCAGTTTATTGCCGAGGGTATGCAGCAGGTCAAGCAGTTGTCACAGCAGGTATCTGGTCAGGGGCCCGATCCGTTGGTGCAACTCAAGCAGGCAGAGCTTCAGCAGAAGGCGCAGGAAGCAGCGGCGGACGATCAGTTGGATCAGGCGAAGTTGCAGTTGGATGCACAGAACCAAGCAATGCGGTCCGAGCAGTTCGACAAGCGGTTGGCTTCGCAGGAACGTCAAACAGACAAACGTATCGACTCTGCAATGCAGCGTGAATTACTTAAAATGCAGGGTAGGCGGTAATGGACAAGCTCCCCAAGGCAAACATAGCTATCATAGGCGTAGTGATTGCCCAGATAGGCGGTTTTATCTTTTGGGGTGCCAATATTCTGCGCGACATTAGCGATAACAGTGAAAAAATTGATGTGTTATTGGAAGTGCTAGTAGAAACAGAAGATGATTTGATGCTAGTAGATGAAAGACTACAAGAAGATTTAGACGAAAATACAATTAAGTTGGTCAATGAGTATTACACTCGCATGATCCAAATGGAAGGCCGTATTAATTCTATGGAGCGTACCGTTGACTTTCTTCTGAATAGTTCGCGGCATGATAATGGTAGATGATCGATCCAGCCACAGCTATTGCGCTTGCTACGACTGCTTACAGTGGCATTAAACGTGCTGTAAGCGCGGGTAAGGAAATTTCCGAATTAGGTAAAGATTTGTCTGCTTTTGGCAAAGCGGTCAGTGATTTAGATTATCTGGGCAAAAAAGCTAAAGATCCTCCTTTGTGGAAGAAAGTTAGCCCCGGATTTGACACCTCTGCCATTGAAATATGGGCCGCGCAGCAAAAAGCTAAAGAAATGCGGGAAGAACTTCGCGAATATATTAGTTTGTATTACGGACCAAGTGCTTGGGAAAGCATTGTTCAGATTGAAGCAGAGCAGCGTAGAGCCCAAAAAGAGGCTGTATATAGGCGTCAGGAGAAGATTGATAACCTTATTAACTGGGTTGTTGGAATTTCTATAGTTTTAGTCGGATTTGTTTTATTTGGTGCAATCATATACTTTATTGGAAAAGCACGAGGCACTTGGTAATGACTTATGTTTTAATATTTTTACATTTTATAAACACCGATAATTTAAAATATTATCAGATCGGCACATATTCGGATTTAAAGGAATGCCAGCTAGAAGCAGAAAAGGCAAAAATAATGGTGACACACAACTCAATGAAAGTGGCGTGTCTGGAGGTTTCAAGCCAGTAGCGGTAGAAAGAGGCAAGAAATTTGCAGTATATGATAAGAATGGTAAATTAATTATACTTGGATATAATAGACGAATAGTACAGGAGTATGCAGATGCCCAAAACAAAGTATGACCTTAATGACAACGGGAAGATTGACCCTGATGAGCGTGAAATAATGCTTGAAGACCGTCGTAGGATGATGGAGGACGCTGACGCAAAGCGCGATGCTCAGTTACGCATGACATGGTTTGCTTTAAGCGGCATGGTTTTATACCCTTTTGCTATTGTTCTTGCGTCTTGGATGGGGCTTGAGCAGGCGTCTAATCTGCTTGCAGACATAGCTGCGGTATACGTGGTCGCTGTGTCGGGCGTAACGGCAGCCTATTTTGGGTTTACAAACATGGGGAGTAATAAATGATTGGACAAATTCTCGGTCCCGTAGCGGGGCTGGCGAGTAGCTGGCTGGATGCAAAGACTACAAAGCAGGCCGCCGAAGCGAAGCTAAAATTGACAGAAGCAGAGGCAAAAGCAAAAATTCTTTTGTCAGAAAAAACGTCTGTTGCCGATTGGGAGCGGATAATGGCAGAAAATTCTAAAAGTTCTTGGAAAGACGAATTTTTTGTAATTGTTTTGTCAATTCCACTTGTGCTTGCGTTCATACCGGGAGCCGAGGGTATTGTAGACAGAGGCTTTGAGCAGCTTCATAAGGCCCCAGACTGGTATTTTTACAGCTTGGGCATAGCAATTTCCGCCTCATTCGGTGTGAAAGGCTACAAACAATTTACAAGGAGAAAGTAATGGCTTTTAAACTAAGCAGACGCAGCCTAGACCGGCTGGAAGGTATTGATGACAGGCTACAGGCTGTTGTCAAAATGGCGATTACGCTTACAGATACCGATTTTGGCGTTGTGCAAGGAATGCGGACTTTGGACGAGCAGAAGGAGCTTGTCGCCAAGGGAGCGTCGAAAACCCTAAAATCTAAACACCTTGAGGGAAAAGCTTTTGACATCATGGCGTATGTCAATTCTAGGGCCTCATGGGAACTTAATCTATATGATAATTTGGCAGACGCGATTAAAGAAGCGGCCATCAATTTGAACGTCCCAATTTGTTGGGGAGCCGCGTGGGCCACGCCTCAAGCGCCATATCCTATGGATATTCGCAAGTGGGAAGGCACCATGGAAGAAGCTATGAACGCTTATATCGATTTACGTCGTTCGCAGGGCAAACGGCCGTTTATAGATGGGCCTCATTTCGAATTAATAGATTAAATCGCATAAAGTCACAGTTTCTCCTAGTAAATCCTATATCGGTTGTGTTAGGGTCAAATCAAATATAGGAGGAACTGAATGCAAATAAGTTTAGCCGAGGCTGTTTATCGGATTATTCGAGAGCGGCGCGAGGCGATTCAAGACTTGTTGATTTATGACAATGTCTCGAATATGGAGCAATATCGTGAGCTTATGGGGAATTTAAAAGCCCTCGATCACGTGGAACAGGAACTCAAGAGCCTGCTAGATAAACAGGAGCAAACTGATGAATGAAGGCACTAAAGTTGACCTTTCTGGCGCAGCAGCCGCCGTTGAGGAAATGAAGAAAGAAAATACTGCAAATCTTGCAGATGCTTATGTCGATAAGCCTGTACTTAATCCAGAGACGATAGGTGCAAGCTTGCTAGACCGGATGCCAGACCCAACAGGCTGGCGCATTTTAATCCTACCCTATCAAGGCAGAGCCAAAACTTCTGGCGGTATATTTATACCAGACGAGGTAAAAGAGCGTAGTCAGGTTTCTACGCAGGTTGGCTACGTTCTAAAGACAGGACCTCTTGCATATAAGGACAAGGACAAGTTTCCGTCCGGCCCTTGGTGCGAGGAAAAGCAGTGGGTGATGTTTGCCCGTTATGCTGGTTCTAGGTTCCAGATAGACGGAGGAGAAGTCCGGATATTAAACGACGACGAAATTCTGGCGACAATTATG